GCTACAAAATTATTTACAAACTCATAAGCTAACGGATTGGGCAATGAAACTGTGTCTGTTACTAACGTTATTACTTCCGGTATTTTATTGTATATCACATTAGCAATACCTAAATATGAATTATTGACATATAATTTATTATACCCAACTAGCTTATATTCGAGAGTTTGATATAATGTCAAGTTAATAATATCGTCAATAGATCCGAAATTATCAGGTAATTCAAACACGGTATAAATGTTATCTGTGTCTGCACCTGTATTATCAATTTCATATTCTCCGATATTTTGAGCATTTTTATATATTTCTCTTAAAGCTTGATTCAAAAATAATATACCGTTAAATTCCATAGCTTTTATATCAGTATCATCAGCTGATATTCTAACTCCATCAATATTTAACTCATCAATTAATGCCCTAGCATTATCTAATATATCTTGTGCTGTCATTTAAGTGCCTCCTAGACATCTTCAATTACATAATTCAATTTTACTAAAATTTAATCTGTTACGCAAATCGTTAGTCGTAATTTATCCCTCCAATTTTTTTATCAATTCCACTTTCTTAATACCAAAAGCTTTTTTACCTGTTTTCTCTGTATAAGCAACTTGTAATTCTTTATAACTCATATCTTTTATTAATTTAACTTCTTCTTTAATTCCAAATATTCTTATCAATTTATTTTTATGAGTAACAGAAAGTTTGCTTGTATCATATTCTGCATTACCTTTTTTATCAAATTTAAATAATGATTTTATTACAAATTTATTATTTTTCCTTAATCTTATGTTTACTACCGAATTAGGTTCTCCTTTAAATTTCATATTACCTCCTATAAAAAAAGGGTAGGCGATTGCCCACCCTCTCGGTTTCTTTTAGTTAGTTAAACTTATTGGTGAATTTATTTGTGTTAATGTTACAAGTCCTACAGTTCCTGAATATTCTGATCCATCTTGGTCTAAAATTTGTACTGTAACTTTTTCTGCAATTTTGAATTTAGCTGATTCTAAACAACCAACTATTGCAAATTCTCCTGCATCTACATTAACAACTAAATCATCACCGATTGCTGCTGTAAATTTAACTTCACAATCTTCTGTATCATTGCCATTTTCTATTAATAATAAAATCTTTTCATCTCTTCTATCCATTGATATAGTTTGACTAGCTGCTCCTGCTGTTTTAGTTAAAGCTACACCAGCATTTCTTTTAGTTTGAATACCTGTTAAGTCTGCCATTTGATGCCTCCTTTTTTAGTTTAAACTTATATAGTTGTTTCAGCTGCATTAGTTAATTCAAGATTAACCATTTCACTTGTTTTAATTTCTTTAGCACCGTAAACATGTAAACCTTTGATAGCTTCTTTAAAGCCATTTTCAGGCATATATTTAACTGTTTTCATAATTTGTTCTGCATAACCTATTGCTTCTTTAGTTCTCATAACACACATTGATTTAACTGTTGATCCACTTCCTGTAACTGTTAAGTTATTTGATACATAAACTGTCATACCTAACATTGTTGAAAATTGGCCTTTATTAATCATTTTTCCTGTATCTGTATAAGCAATTTCTCCTAGTCCCATTTTACCCCATATATAAGGAGTAACTTCTAAAACCATATCTGTCATACCTACATTGTTAGCCATTAATATAACTTTTGCATCCATCATAGTTGACATAACGTTAGCACTTGTTAAAGCTGCTTCTGTAACTGTATTTTCAGCTAATAAGAATTTAGTTGCAACAAATTGTTCTGCTAAATCTTTTAAACCTACTACTGCTTTTCTTAAACCTTCTTCTAACATTCCGCCTGTACCTTGTTTAGCATCAACATCATCTAAGTAAAAAGCAAAGTATTTAGATTCTGTAATTTCTAACATTCTTGAAGAATCTACTAATTCTGCTGGTGTAATTGTTGTTGAGTTAGGTGTATAAGTTTCAATTGTTGGTGTATCAATTGAATTGATCTTAACTTTTGAGCCTATTCCTGTAATTTCACCGCTGTATGTTGTTGAACAGTTTTTAACTAACATATGTTGTTTATCTAATTCTTTAAGTATTTTTTTCGACCACAGTTCTGGTATAAAGTTTGCTACTGACATATTTTACCTCCTAAAAATTCTTGAAATAACCTGATTTTTCTATCAAATTGTAATTTTTATCTATCCATTTAGTTTTGTCGCTTGAACTCATTGAATCTAATGTTTTTTCTATTTGTTTACTTGTTAACTTAGTTTTTGGTTTAACACCGCTTTGTTCGATCGGACCTGTACTTTTGTTTTTATTCCCTAATATGTTTTTAATTGTATTTTGTTCTGTATTAGTTTTAATATTATCAAGTTTATAGTCCATATAAGCTTCTTTTAATGGCGTCCCACTCTTATAAGCGTTTATAATAGACTCTGGTACATTTTGTGGGTCTAATTCATTTGCAAATTTTCCACTTTCTACTTTTTCACTATGCCAAGCTAAAAACTCGTCAATTTCTTTATCTGAATTATTGCTTTTTAATTCTCCTACAAATTCTTCTGCTGCATTTCTAGCTGACTGTTCACTCATACCACTTTGCATATAAGATTGTGCTCTTTCACTTATTTTTATTTCTCTAATAAATTCTGCTGGGTCATCGTATCCACTTTCTTTTATATAATTATCAATATACTGATATGCTGGGTTATTGTTGTAATCATTTATTTTATTGTTGAGGCTACTTATCTTTCTGTCATAATCTGAACCTTTCTGAAAATATTCTTTAGCTTCTTCTTGTGTCAATTCTGATAGTTTTTTAGTACCCTCGGTATTTTTTAATTCTAAATTCGCCCAATCTACAGCTATACTTTCTTCTTCATCATCAGCATTTTCAGTTTCAGCATTTTCAATTGATGTATCGTCTGTGCTTTCTTCTGTTTCTGCATTTTCAACAACTTCTGAACTTCCAAAAGCTTCTTCTGTGCTTTCCATTCCTACATTTTCTTCTGACATTGGTGTATGCCTCCTTTTAATTTAACACCTATGATGGGGTGTTTGTTTCAAAACTCATTTGTAATGTTGGTATATATAAAGATCCTATTACTATAATACTAGTTTTACTTTTTAATATTTTAGCTTTAGGATATTTAGACAATATTGATTCCCTAATACGTTGATATGGATTGATTCTATTATATTCATTTTCTGATACTTGCTCGTATGTTTCTTTCATACTTGAGTAAACTCTTTTCATATTCTACTCCTCGGATATCCTATTTATTTACAGTTACATTATACCATAAAACCGAACTATTATCAACTTTAGCTGTTAATTGTTCGTGTTTATAGCTTGTTCTTTACTATTTTAGCAATAAATTTAGGATTGTTTAGATCAACCCCTCCGTATATACTACATTCATTATTAGTGCATACTAATGTTTGTATCGAATATACATCTGTGCTATTTAAAGCACTTTCAATTTTAGAATCGGTTATTGTTAAATCTTTTCCACATTTATCACACTTCATTATTGTATGCCCCCTTGTATTTCATTTTGACTGCTTAACATTTGCTTGAGCATTTCATCTTGTGAATTTTCATCTAATTGTAAAAATTGTTGCTGTTGTTCTTCCGATAACATTGTTATTGCTAATTGTTTTAACATTGCAAGTAATGAATTATCTTTAACTTTGTCAATTAATTCTTGTTGATTCTTAATTGAGTTAGACGGCAATCTAGTTAAGAAGTCTAATTTGTCATCAATGATACCTCTATCCCATAAATCATACAACTGTTGTAATTCAGTAATTTCAGACCATTGGCGACTTGCTCCTACATTTGTTTTAGTATTTAAAAATACATCTGCATAATTTGTTCCTGTAAATTCAACGGTTTCTTTTGTTTCTTCGTCCATAAGTTTTCTAGTTATATTATATTTAGTTTTGTAAAACTCTAACCATATATTAGCTACTTGCTCAATATAATCATATAATCTTCTTCTATATGTTTCTATAGGAATATTAGCTTGTTTGATTTGTGTCATAAGTGCTGCAGCATTTTCTGGTCTTGCTGAACCCATCAAGTTGTCGCCAACCCCTGCTAATTCTCTTGTACGTGTTATAGAATTGTCTATGCTTTTGTCTACATCTGCCCCCATTGCTTTAGGCTGTGCTTGATAAAACAAATTAGATAAAGGGACATTAGTTGAAACCTTTGCTTTTTGTATTGATCCTATTGCTCCACTATATCCTTTTAATATGCTTGAATTAATAATAGTCATAGGTACCGCCATCATTATTGCATTAAGATGCTGTGCTGCTGCTTGTGTATTAGCTACACGTTGATTTTCAATGTACCTTGTCATTTCTGCCTCACCATAAAAGAATTTCTTTCTAGGCTTGTACGTGTATACAGCTATAGGATATATTGACATATCTATATCTTTCCAATCCTCTATAACAATATCTTTTGTTGTAATAGCAGAATATATTTTATTGTCAACTTTCTTGAAGTTATATACAATTGTAGTTTCTTTACTATCTGTGCTTTCTCCATTTTTAGAGTATGGCTTGTATACATCTGTTTCATCAGCCATTAACGTTTCTATAACATCAGCTGTTACACCCTTAGACTTTGCAAATTCTTTTGCTTCTGCAACTGTCATAGATACGGTTATTTTGTTCCACATTTGTTTCTGTATATCTGTTTGAGTAGGATTAGCAACATATAAATCAGTCATATCTACTAATTGACTATCAATATCACCTATTACTTTAAATTGATTCCCACTTTCTATTTTGTCGTTCCAATACCAGAAGGATATTCCTAGATTTTGTATACTTCCATCATATACAATTTTTTCGTTCATTGCGTCCATTTTCAGACGTTCCCAATTCTTCTTATCTGCTAAATTAAAAGCTTTTACTGCATTAGCTACATTTTCATCTTCTATATCAATACTATCTGATGTTCTGCTAATACTTAATTCATTTGCTAATATACTAGCATTCTTGATTCCGTTTGTTTGTCCTATCATATTGTAAGTAGTTTTCTTTAAATTCTTAGAATTAACACCATTCCATTGAATGCCAACTGAAAATTCTTCATTAGTTTTCGGTGTAGTGTATAGATCATTAGATGACTTAAAAGTTTGCTCTGATATAAGTAATTTGTATTCTACGTCAGGCTGTACAGGTTCTAATTTCTTTTGTTTCTTTTGTGGCATATTAACACTACCCGGACCCGTTCCATCTTTAATTGGTCCTGTTCCATCTGCTTTTAACATTTTATTCAATATTTCCACCTCCAGTTAATT